TTGAAGCTACACCTGCTAGGGTAATTACCAAGTCTGCTGTACTTCTATAACTAAACGGTATAGAATACGCTGTTGTACTGCCGTTACCAGTGTATCTTACAAAACTATTTGCCATTAAATTCCTTGATTTTGATTATTTTATCTAAAAGGGGTACTTTATTGAATTAACATATTTAATTCTCTTTCTTGCTCCATTTCCCCTAATTTTTTCTCTAATTTGACTATAGTGGTACTTACCCCATCTACATCAAATGTAGCATATTCTTTAACATAATTTCTCGCTTCTAATTCATATTCTCTAATTATTTCTAATAAATATTGGTCTCCTTCATATTTACCTGCAAACCTTTGATTGTCATAATACCTTTTATTGTACCTAGATTCTGGATTTTCTAATTCGTCAGTAAATCTTTCATTTAAAGTTTTGCCACCTAATATAATTTGACTTGCTACTACGTTTGTAGCTTCATATAAAGTTGTTCCTTCTTTTAACTTTAATAATGGGTTATCATCAATTTTATGAAATAAATCTTTTTTCCAAGTAATATTAGTTACTTCGTGTTCTTTCATATTAAAAGAATTACCAAATCCTAACGCAATTCTAAATGAAGGTCTTTCCCATTGTATGTTACTGTTTTCCAAAGTTAATTGTGCTTTATCTGATAAAACTATTTTTTTACCTTCTCTATCAATAATAGATGAACTCCAGTGTTTAGTAACTGGTAGTATATCTTGTGCATTTCCTAATAGTATTCCTTTAGGTTTTGGATAAATATTTTTTAATGGGTCTCTTCTTGGAGACAAAGCATCACCATTTAATGCTGACGGTAATGAATTGTTTAAATATTTTTCATCTATAATTTTTAATAATTCATGTGGTGTTGATTGTGTAATATGGTCTTGAAAAGTATTTAATTCTGTTTCTGCTTCACCAAAAACTTTATTAGTCCATCTCCATGTTGTTGCTAATGGTACAAATTTACTTGATGTTCTATTTAGTTGTTTTTCAAATTTACTTACATTTTTAGCACCTTCTTCTACACTAGCTTCTGGTTCACTAAAGATTGCCATAAACTCAAAAAAATCTTGAGTCATTAATTGACTTGCAAATATGTTAGACCATAAAGCAAAAGTAGAACCACCAAAATGTTGCATAAAATCTGTTAATTTATTTTGAATAGGTCTATTTGCATCATCATTAAAAATGTCACCCATTTCTTCTACAGTGTCTCTAACTGAAGCCGCAAACACAAAAGGCACAGAAAAAGGGTACATTCTATTTAGTGAAATATATTTTGTTTCACCATTTGCATCTTCATATTTATATGAAAATCTATGTTTTCTATCTTTTTCTTTAAATCCTGTTATCTTTCCTTGATAAGCAAGTAGTGCCGCATACATATAAACTACTCTGCCTAAATTTTGTATTGCTTCTGCTTTCTGTCTAACAATAGGGTCAGACGCATTTAACATTCCTCTAAATTCTAAATTAAGTTTATTAACCATAGGTGTCATCTGCCATGCAGTTTTAAATAAACTCATTGGTGTTTTTACAAAATGCAATCCTGTAAACACTCTCATTAAAGGATATTTATTTGCTAAATCTAATACTAATTGACCTAAGTTACTTGCACTTTGTTTTTGGTCAGGAAAGAATTGATTAGCTTCAAGTAAAGGACTTCTTAAATTTTGCGTAAATGAGTTTACTTGTGAAACAAATGTAGGGTCATAAGCAACTGATTTTGTTAAGTCATCTAATGATTTAACTTCAACACTATTAAATTGTGAAGTAGGTCTAAAATTACCAAATTCATCTTCATATTGATAATACATTTCTGACCATTTTTTTTCAAATGTAGTTTGTTTGCTTTTTTGTGTTTCTAAATCTGTTAATAATTTATTTAATTTATCTAATTTTTTAACATTAACTTTTTCTTGTGCTTTTTCAAATCTTATATTTTCTTTTGCAGAAATAATTTTATCTTGTATTTTAATTATGTTTACTTTATTAAGTCTTTTATTTTGTTTCCATAATTCAGGATAAAATTTTCTCATTCTTTGATTTACATTAGCTACTCTAGCGGCTCTATTAAATATGTTTTTTGTAAATGAGTCTCCTGCTCCTAATCCACGCAGTGTTAAGAAAGATAATTTACCAATAGGAGAACCTATAAAACCAATACCTTGTTTTATTTTACTGTCAGATTCTTGTAATTGTTTAAAAAATGTTTCCATATTTCTTTGTTGTCTTCCATCAAATCTGTGTTCTAAAGTGTCTCCTACACTTCTATTAGCTTTCCATGAAAGTTGTGCTTTTTTAAAAGCAATTTGATAAAATCTAAATTGACTCATCAATAAATCATTTGCCATTCTAACTTGGTCAAGAGCTAATTGTCTTTCACCTCTAGCTAAACTTTGTAAACCCATAATGTAATTTTCCGCAACAAAACCATTAAATTTAATTGCTGTAGACAAAATGTTTACTTCGTGTGTAGTAGGGTCTCCCAATAGATTAGCTGTTGTATATTCATTAATAGCTTCAAATAAAGTAACTTTTTTATCTTTTGTTTTTCTATTTACTTTATTAATGACTTTACGCATAGCTTCATCATTATTAGTTAATTCTGCTAAATTTTCTATAGTTTTAATTTTCTTAGCAGGAGTCATTTTCTTTGTTTCTGCTAATATTCTAGGTAAATCTTTACTCATAATAGTATCAACTTCAAATCTTAGTTTATCTGCTTCAGTTAATCCTACTACTATTTTTTGTTGATTTAAAGCATCAGAAACACCTTGAACTGTTTTAATATGATTTTGAACTAATACTGCATTTTCATTTAAACTTTTTTCTAATTGATTAGCAACTGCAAGTTTTTCATCAACTTCTACTGCCTCATTCATTAATTTTTTTATTTCAACAATTTCTTGACTTTTGTTAATAATATTAATTCTACCTGCATATATTTTTGGTGCAAAGTCAGGAGCTTTTTCAGCTAAGTTTTTTAATTCAGTTTGTAATTTTAATCTTGCTTTTTTATCTTTGACCATTGTTTCTGCTTTTTCTACTATTTGGTCAAACAAACCTACTCTTTGATTTACTCTAACTTTTTTTTCGTCTTTTAATCTATTAACTACTCTAACTATTTCTTTTACAGCAGGTGTTAAAGATTTGTCACTACTGATTTTATCTAAATTAATAATAGGAGTTTTTCTTTTAATTTCATTTACCTTTTTTTCTATTAAAGGTGTTTGATTTTTCTTAACAGTTACTTTTTTTGGTTGTTTAATTTTTGAATTAGTAGGTGTAGCAACTCCAAAATCTAAATCGTAATCACCTTGAAATCCATCACCTTTATCATAAAATTTTCCTGCTTTTCTTTTGCTTGTCCAATATCCCATAGAGCCGCCGATAGTCCCTTGAGCTCCACCACCTATTGCACCTGCAAGTAATGTTCTAGTTATATTATAATCAGACATTAAATCTGCATCTATTTCAGCAGTTTGNCTAGCCATGTCTGCACCTGCACCTATAGCCGCACCATAAGCCGCTTCTTTTTTAGCTACGTCCCAAGCCGCCGCTTTAGCCGCTTTCTTTTGAAATTCTTTTTTTGCTAATCCTTTTAATGGAACTTTAGCCGCTTCTCTAACAATGGTACTACCTGTCCCAAAAGTAAATAAATTAAGAGGGTCAGACACTAATGCAGGTACAAAATCTTTAGCCCATTTTGTAAAACCAATAGTTTGTCCACCAAAATAAGGTAAGTCTGCATACACTTGTGTTATTTCTGCCCAGTCTTGTTTATATGTTTTATCTTTTCCAAGAACTAATCCAACATCTAATGCAATACCTGCTGTGTTGTATTCACTCCATATTCTATCTTGAAAAAATTTTTCTATTAATTCTTTTTTATTAAAATCTTTAATATTTTTACCACCAGTTACTACATTGTTTTTATCTGTAATACCGCCTGAATAATATCTTCTTAATACTTTTTCAAAATCATCAGATTGTAATTTATCTAATGCTAGTTTCTGACGTTCTACACGTTTCATTGCATCATATTGACTAGCTTCAATAGTTGTTCTACGTCCTCGCAATTCTGTAGGTCTAATTATGTTTTCTTCTTCTTCTAATTTTTTTCGCCAATCTGCCATTTATTAATCCTTATTGTAAGTATTTAACAACTAATTCATCTAATTGATTAGAATTAATATTAAATATTTTTGCTATAGATTCTTTATCTGATTCAGTCATATTACTGTTGTAAAATGTTTTAGACACTGGTCTTTGTAAAATTGTAGATAAACCATTTACAAATGCTTCACCTTGAGCTTTTTCTGATAATTCATCTTTATCTGTAAAGAAATCAAACATACCTTCATCAAGTGCAGGTAAAGAAATATCACCATCAAAATTAATAATACTGTCTCTTATAGCATTTAAATCATCAGTATAATCAATATTAGTAATACCTAAATTATCCATAATTGATTCAATAATAGTTTCAGCTTCATTAACATTAGGTGTGCTTTGGTCATCTGTAAATATATTAATATCGCTGTTTAATAATTTTTGTATTGCAGGTGTTTCTTTTAACAATTCTGACACAGGTATTAAATTTGATTTTGATTCTTCTTTTAATGATTCTATATCTTCTAAGTCAAATTTACTTGTTATTTTATTAATTTCACCATCATAGAATGATTTTAATTGTGAGTCATCATCAGCATCAAAGAACTCAGACATTGTTGTATTCTCCATTTTAGCAGTCATTCCACTTAACCAATTTTCATTATCATACTTTTTAATTATGTTTAAGTATTCATTATCTAACCATGCTTGTGCATCTTTTTCCCATTGGTTTCTAACTTCTATTGACGCTGTTCTAGGTGGTTTAATATTATCTTCATTCCACTCTTGCCACGAATCTCCAAAATCTTGTTTAACTATGTCAGCAATAAGAATTTGTGCTTTTCCTGTATCAAATTTACTGTTATTAGGTTTTAATTTATCTGCTAATAATACTGTAATGTCTTTAACTGTTTTTTTATATTTTTCATTATCTCTTGGGGGAGTGTAAAAAGCATTTTGTGTTTGTTCTGCCGCAGATAATTTATCTAATATTTTTTCTTTACTAGATGTAGATATACGAACACCTTTTAATACTTCATTTAAGTCATCTATTTTATAATTGTATTTACCTAATTCTACATCTTTTTGTATTCGTTTTACTTCATCAGTGTCTTCTGTTAATGTTTCTGCCGCATTTACATCTTGTAAAAAAGATGAAGCACTATCTCCATGTTTTTCAATAAATTCTTTTTTAAGCAATTCTTTTTTTATTGGGTCTTCTTCATTAAGATATGCTTTTGTGTCACTAGCAATAGCTTTACTTTTTTCTCTATCTACTCTAGCCGCTTCTATATTTTCTAAAGATACTTGTTTTGCAAATAAAGATTTCTTTAATGCAACAACTTCAGGTTTATTACTTGACATAAAAGATTGTAAAATTTTTCCTTGATTATCTGTGCCTCTATTTGCTTGAAGTATTAATTCTGCTTTTTTTAATTGGTCTGTAGTTACTGCACCATCAATAATATTTTCTACATGTTGTAATGCTATTTTATTAACATCATCATTACTATACATTTTTGAAACAGTCTTACCATCAGAAGAAATCATATCATATTGAATAGAATTTAGTTTTTGAAAATAACCATTTTTAATTTCTGAATTAGCTAAATTTTCTACCATAGTAATTCCATCTAAAATCTTTGTTTCATAATTAAATTTTCCTCTGTTTTCAGCATCTGTTGACATTAACTTAGATTTATAAGGTGTAAATTCTGAAGCAAAACCTAAAGCATAGGTGTCATCTTTATTGTCAAAATCTTGTGCATCTAAATAAGGTTTTAAAAAAATATCTAAATTATCTTCTTTAAAATTATAGTCTCCTGCTTCCATAGATTTAGTAATAATGTTCATTTGTTTATTAGCTTCTACTCTTCCTAAATGATATTGAACTGTTTTGTTTACATATTTACCTGCTAATTCAGGGTGTTTACCTTCTTTAATTTCATTTAAAATAGTTTTACTATCTTTACCTTGAGATTCTAGTAATGCAATTTCATTAACAGCATCACCTTTTGATTTATCTATTTTGTAATTTTGAATTTTTTCTAAGGTAGGAAGTGTACTTTTTTGTAAAGTATCTATAAGTTGAGTAGCGTCTGACACGTTAGAGGAAGCTACATATCCTTTGTTGAACGCATCAAAGTATTTATTTTGTCTTTGTTTTGTATAAGCCATTATAATTCATCATACCCTTCTGGTGCTCTACCTGTTTCTGGTGCAGTGTTTGCTTGATTTTTGTAATAACCTTCAGCACCTATTGTTGCAATTTGTAATGCAAGACCTGTTCTACTAGGCATTGTTACTGGTTTAATACTGTTATAAGTTTTAGAAAGATTAGCATACGCTGAAGTTTCATCACCTCGTAATGCTGTCATGTCCTGTCTGTAACCTGCAAGTATATCAGCGTAAGAAGAATCAAATTTACCACTTATGCTTTGTAATATTCTAGTAGCATTACCAAATCCTAAATTTAATCCTGACGCTTGTTCAGCTTTCTTTTTTTGAGAATTTAAATATATTTCTTTAGATTTCTCCATGTCAGCTTCATTTTTTTCATTATCAATTTTAGCAATGTTGGCTAAATAATTTGCATCAGCGTTTTTTCTTGTTTCATTGTTTGCATTTATTTTACCTTTAGCAACTGCTTTTTGACTTTGATGAGAATATATCGCTGTTCCTACTTTTAATGCTGTAACTACATCACACATTTTTTTGTTTATTTAACTCCTTCATCATTAATAAAAATGGCAATTTGCCATGACCGTATTTTTCTATTTTTTCTTTTGGTTCAAATCCTAAAAATTGTAACCATTTTAAAGTCTTCCAGTTTCTTGAATCTACAAAATTGTAAATGTATTCAAATCCTTGACTCATTTCATCAACCCAACGAGGACACTCTTTTAAAAATTGTCTTGTATGTTTGTATAAGTCATTACTAGACAACAACCATACTACTCCATATTCAGGTAATTGACTTGGACAACAACCGAACATGCCTATTACACCTTCATCTTTTGTGCCTATAATAGAATATATCTTTCCTTTTTCATAAGTAAAAGGTTCTACTAAAGCCTTTAAAGGACTGGCATTGTTAGATGCTAGTATTTCAGCTCTGTCTTCTGCTTTCATTTTAGGAGCTAACTCCAACGCATCTGCTAATATTGCAGGTCGTACATATTTTTCTTTAATCATTAAATCCTTCTTGAACGTGAATGATAATATCCTTCTATCTCAGCATCAGCAATATATACTGGTAAATGAGAATTACTTTTTATATCCATTACAAATTCTGTATTTCTACATTGTACTGGAACTCTTAAAGTGCCAGAAGAGATTGCAGGTTTTCCTACAATACTTGTTGCTGTACCTATAACATAACCATTCATTATTGTTGTAGATAAATCTCTGTTGTTAGGTGTTACCTCTACTTTAAAGAAACCACTGTTTTCAAAATTAAAAGATATGTTTCTTATTTGATAACGACCTGATGTAATAGCAATTAAACCTCTACCAGTATTTTCTCTAATATAAGGTGTAGACAATCTGTAAATAGAAGAAAACGGCACACCTATATATAATGAGGTATGATTACCTACTATAGTATATGTAGAACCTGTTGTGTTTGTTGCTACATAGTTTGCACCATCTGTTCTATCTACTGCTATTAATCCTGTTTTTGCACCAAAAGGTGAAGTAAACGTAGTTAAATCTGTTGAGGCACTATACGTACCTGTAACTGACGCTTTTAAATCTAAATAAACACCATGACCTAATGTTGTGTCTTTTAAATTTCTTAAATCTATTTTAAATAATTTTGTGTTAGTACCTTCTGCCGCCATTACATATAAAAAACTTTCTAATGACATAGCACCTAAAATTTTAACACCACTAAATTCCCATTTAGCCCACGCAGTTTGTACTTTTTCACCTCTATCAAAAAAGTATTTGTAAACAAACATTGTGTCTGCATTTGTTGGTGACACTGCTGTACCTGAAGTATATGGTGCAGTTTGTGAATCTGCTGTATCAGATGTTAATACTACAATAGTATCTTCAGTTGTATTACTAATAATTTGATAAGCATTTGTTGGTATTAAACTTTGTACTGAAACTGTAATATCTAATCCATCATTTGTAAGTGTATCATCATCTGCATAGTATTCTCTTATTGCAGTATTGTTTGTTCTTGCCTGTGCAAAATATGCAAACTTACCTGCTGACACTGGTGTAACAGAATCATCATGTTCAAAAGAAGATACTTCGTCAAGTTTAGCTGAAGTAGGTGATATAGTTTCACTTGAACTATCTAATTTATATTGTGCTGTATCAGAAAATAAAAGTAAAGACTCATTAAATCCTACAGAATTTTTAAGTGTATTAACTTGTGTACCTGAAGCCGCAATATCAATAGGGTCAGTATCTAAAACTTGTGTTGTAGTTGTTGCAAAGTAGTTAAAGAAACTAGCATTTTCTGTAAATATTAAATTTTCACCAGATAGTATTCCTAATCTGTTTTTATAAAAAGTTAAATTATTTATTTTTTTACCTACAAAACTAGGGTCAGCATTTGTATCACTATCTCCACATACTCTATCTGTCCAATCTAATTGTTTAAATGTAAATGTACCATTGTTGTTATTAACTAATGCGTGTGGCATTGTAGAATTATCTAAACCTACACTTGTTGCAGGTGCAATAGTTTCATTCCAAACACCATTACCTTCAAATTTTACATAGTAATCAGATAATGTATCTCCTTCATCACCAGTAATTTTTAATATAACACCAAGTTTACCATAATAAGGTAACTTAGAAAAATCTTGTATTTTATCTCTAACAGCATACATACCTGTGTTACCTGAACCGTCTGCTGTACTTACTGTATAATTAGCATTGTTGTCTGTAGGTTTTCCATAAATTACAGAATCAAAACTTTCAAAAGTAAAATGAGATGTAAAACCAGAATAGTTTGCTAATCCTTGTGAATTAGAAACGGTTGCTCCTGTATCTGTTCTTACAGTTTTAAATCCAATACCATCAGCACTACTATCATAGTGAGAACTTGCTGTGCCATTTAAAAGTATATCTTTAATTTTATCTGTGTCTCTAAATTTACTATCAGTAGAAGCATTATTACCAGTTGGAAGTTGAAATCTTACTTCTAACTCTTGAGCCATGTTAGGGTGTTTTAATGCTACTTTATATTCTCTACCATAATTTGTTAGTTTTACATTTATTAAAAACTCTTCTACTTTAGCCGCACTTGTAGCTGAATCTGCCGCAACTGTTGTATCTGTGTTTGCAATAAAAGTAAAATCAGCAATGTTTACTAATTTAAAATTTTGTTTTGGGTTTGTAGAAGTTAGATAACTTGAACCACTAGCTACAGTAACAGTTTTTTCATTACCTAATAAATCAAATACTTTTACTCCACCATTATAAAAAGCTACAATATATTGGTTAGACTCATCTCTTTGAATAGACCAAAATTTAGTTTTATTAGAATATAAATTAGTAGAATCTAAAGTTGCTACATAGTCTAATGAAGGTCTTTTAGATAAACCTTCTACTATACTATTTTGAAAATTAATTTGGTCTTCACCTTGATTTATTCCTCTTTGAGTAGGTGTCTGTTGAGACATGCCATTAAGAAAATTAGGTATTGACTGTGATACCACACTACCCATTAGTAAGTCCTTCTAGTTGTTCTGTTAATTATTGAAAACGTATTTGAATCACCATTAAGAATGTTAATATCTGACTCTTGAGAATCTGCTTGATGAAATGACATTAATGCTTCATTTTCATCTTGACCAATTAATTTTGTAATTTGTGAGTCACCTATAAATCTTGACGCAAATCTTCTTGATGCTTTCATTGTTATATATCGTCTTGCGTATTCTGGGAGATGTTCAAATTGTTGAACTAAGACTAAGTCAACTGAACTAGGTGCACTTGTAAATACATCAGTATGTTTTTCCATGTCATATAAAAAACCATTTCTAATTGTATAATTGTAATTTCTGTATTGTTGGTTTGCATCTGCTTTTACACAGTTTGCAGGTAAAGGAACTTTGTTATCACTATCTAAAGATAATGATTTATAATTTGTGTGTGTGTTAAAATTCCAACCTTGAGATTGGATTGACATAGATGTTTCGTCAAGGATATTTTTAGCGACAGATACATCTACAGTAGTTGTCCCTGTAATTGAGTTTACTGGAGCTTCTCCAATAGTGCTCAACATAGTGTTTACTGCTTGTAACTCAGTAGTTGGTATAATTTGTGTTGTCATTTTATCCTTTTAAATTAAAAATAGAAAAGGGGGATTTGACTCCCCCTAATCTAAGTATAAGTAAAGAAACGATTACGCTTCTTTAATGCCTACAGCCGCTTCTGGTCTTAATACACCATGACCCATAGCATATTTAGCAACCATTAACGTACCTTGTCTTCTTATATCATACTCTTTCTCTACAGCTAAGTCCATTAGCTTAACAGTACCAACCGCACTTGGGTGTGATACTAGAGCAACGTAGTTAGTTAAGTCTACAGCTTGAGGGTTTGAACCACCTGCTGTAGCTGAACCTTGGTCTACGCCTGAGTTTACATTAGAAGCTACAAAGTGTGCAACAGGTACTAATTCAATACCTGCAATTTTAAGCACTTTACCTTCAGCGATTGAACCGTTACCACTAAAATCAACATTCACTGCGTTTGTAGCGTTTGCTAATTTGTAGTATTCTTCCAATCTCATAAAGCATTTTCTGCCTTCTGAAGGAACGTAGTTTGCATCTAATTGTTTTGCCGCACCAAATAGTGCATCAATCATTGCGTTAGCCGCAGTAGCGTCTGTTGCTGAAGCGATACCAGTATTAGTGATAGTTGCTCCTGCTCCATATCCACTGTCAGATACGTTAGCTGATGCTAATGATGCTTGACCAATAGTTTGTAAAATGTGCTTGTCTTTAGTAAAAGCTAATGCTCTTCCTATTTCTTGTGAGTAAGCACTTCTTACGTCCCAATGGTTTTTTGCTTCCTCAATATTTGATAAAAATACTGAAGATGTTAAAAGGTCATTAATTGTAATAACCTTTTCGTTGTGATTTACGTCAGAACCGTTGATTTCTGCTCCTGCTGTGTGGTAAGCCGCCGCTACTCTACCCATTACTGGGAAAGTTGCTGATTTACCAGATGCGATACTTCTTACCATATCTGCACCTGCTGTTTTTGAAGCTCTATCAAATGAAGTAATTACTTCACCTGCGAATACTTTTAAAAACAATGCGTCTTCTGAACCACCTGCATTCACTCTTCCAACTGATACTGGAGTTGCGTTTGCCATATTTGTCTCCTTTGTGATTTATGACTTAGTTTATAAAAGCCTCTTCAATTCAGTTATTTAGTCAAGATTGTCTACCGCAGTAGGTCAAGTTATTTGGCTAATTAAAGTTGGCAGTTGCCACGCATAAGCGTTGCACAACTATTTTTTTAGTTACAGTTCCACTTTCTTAAAGCTAGTGCTTTTCTAGTGGGTTTTCCGTTCTTAGACATAGCACCAGATACTCCACTCATTCTGGCACAGAAGCTCTTTTTTCTTCCTGCGGCTCTTGAACCTGCTTTAGGGTTTCCTGTCACTGGAGCTTTTAAGTTATGTCCTTTACTTTTAAAAAAAGCCCTTCCTCTAGCATTTAAGCCACCAGAAGGACTTTGATATTTTTTAGCAACCATTATGCTTTCGCAGTTTTGGCGGCTCTTTTAAATTGTTTAGCAGTAGGTCTTCCTTTAGTACCTGCTGTTCGCATTTTCTCACCTGAACCTGCTTTAATTCTAGCACGTTTCTTATGAATGTTTGCGTATAATCCGTTCTTTGCCATTATGCTTTTTTCTTCTTACTCATTATTTTTGATTTTAAAGCGGCAGGTAATCTTTTCTGTCCACCTTTTAATGCTTTACTTGGTCTTCCTTTTTTAGAACCATAAGTTCCTTTTCCCATTGGCATATTTATTTTTCCTTTTTGGTTTTATCTACTAGGGGTACTTTTGATTTTTCAATAATGTCATCTATTTGTTTAAGACAACATTTTGTATGAGTTCGTTTATCAAATCTATCTTTCAATATATCCATAAACTTATCATGGTCAGCAACACCCACAGGGTTTTGTAAAAATGTATCTATTGTTGCAGTATGTTCAGCTTCATCAGCTTCATACCTTTTCTTTAACGCATGTAACCAAGCAATCATATTATAACTCCGAGTTAGATATTTTGTTTTTAACCATTGCTTGATAAGCAGGGTCTTTAGCATATCTAGGGTCAGACATAGCTTGTGTAACTTCAGCCCAAGATGCGTAACCTTGTTCAGGAGTAGGCGTAGCTCTGCCTTGTGTTAAAGAAGGTTCTGAACCATTTGCTGATTCATACTTAGCTTTAAGACCATCAACTGCTAATTTAACAGTGTCCATATCTTTACTGTTTACTGCTGTGTTATATGCTTTTTTCTCACCATCAGACATATTACTTGCCGCCCATTCAGCCATTTCTGTGTAGGCTTCATCACCACCTACCATATTTTTAACGGTTGAAGTTTGTTGGTCGCCAATAGCTTTTTGTCCTGCAATAAATTGGTCAACATATTCTTTTGGAATACCTGACTTTTCTAATGCGTCATAAGATTTGTCATCTAGTTTACCATTTTGTGCATACTCGTCAGCTAAACTATCCATGTTTAAACCTGCATTTTCAACAGCTTTCTCAGCTATATCTAATTCACCTTTTTGTTCTTCTTTAGGTTCTTCTTCTTTTAAAGTTGCTTGATTAACTGGGTCAACTTCTTCTGTTTTTGGAGATTGTTCACCAAGTTTTTTTTCAAGTTCCGAATAACTTTTTGCCAAATCTTCAACTGACTTAAATTTTTCTGGTAAACCTTGAACACTTTGTGTAGACTGTTTCTCCTCTACTGGCTTTTCGCTAGTAGTCTCTGGTTGTTTTATTTCTACTGTTTCTACCATTTTTTATTCCTCTATTGTGGTTGTGGTTTAGTTGCATTATTAGCAACTGGTGCAACAGCTTTCTCAGCCATTTGCATCATTTGCTCATTTTGCATTTGCTCTTCTTGAGCTTCCTGTTCTTGTGCCATTTGTTCTTGTGACTTTATTAAACCTTCAGTTTCAATTCCTAAACCAGTAGCAATACGCTTAATTAAATCGTCTGGGTTTAATGACTGCACAACAGCAGGATTTATTTGAGCTAAGTTACCTATCTCAGCTACAAATTCTCTTAATTTTTGTAAATCATTTCCTCTACCTAATGCTTCAATACCAGTAATAATTGTAGGTCTTACTGATTTTTCAGGTAATGATGGTATTTCATTTGCTTGTTCCATTCTTTTCATAAGAATAGTTACTAATGGTAATTGAAATTCTTGTGATAATAAAGAATATATACCACCCATTGCTGTTTCTAATTGTTCAGCCATGTATCTAATTTCTTGAGCAGTTACACGTTCAGCATTTCTTTGTATTGCTGTATGTAATAAGAAAGCAAATGATAATCTTTCTTCTAATTTTTGTATACTTCTTTCTACAACTTGTAAATCATATTGTTTTTCTGCTTGTAATACAGACACATCATCTTTGCTTCCTGTAATGATGTCACCATTTCTACTTAATGATAAATCTTTTTTTCTAGTTACTGCATTTGGTCTTACCATAAATACTACTTTACTTGAAGCCGCCGCAGATTCTACTAATGCTTGAGACAATCCTTCTAATGATTTTAAATCTCCTAAAAATTCTTCTACATATCCTCTACCATAGTCTTCATTATCAACTCTAACCATTCTTAGAGCTTGGTAAGGCATACGCTCTTTATTAAATGTTCCAATAGATTCAGGCATTTTAATACCATTGACTTCTTGACAAACATAAAATTTCTTATCGTCTAATTTATATATGTGAGTATATAATTCTATCTCTTCATCTTTTTTATATTCAGGGTCAGCTATAACTTGTGCCGCTATTTCTTTACCTAAAGCTAATATACTTAATTTTTCTTGTATAATTATTTCACAAACATTACCTGAACTATCTCTTTGACAAACATACTGATGTAAAGGAAATACTCTCATGCTTCCTTTTTTAGGTAAATAAGTTAGTACATTACCAGACACTATCAAATGTTTTAATGCTTCAAATACAGATACTCTTAAAGCAAGTTGTTCAATTTTATTTGATACTTCTTTTTCTATAACAGCTAAAGATTTTTCTACATCAGATTTTATTTCTTTGTTTTCATCTAATTCTTGTTTAGCTTTTCCTGCTATTGATAATCTAAAGAAGGGAGAGTTTGGTGGAAGTAATAGTAATAAAAGTTTAGAAGCTAAATTGTTTACACCCCTAGCTCCTACAGATTGGAAGGGGTTATACAAATCAGAAGATGCTGTAAAACCATCTGGTTGTATTAGAGAGGGAATAGTGACTTCAGAACATTCTTCTGCTCTATCTAAGAAATGTTCTCTGTCTTGTTTTAATTTTGAATAACGCTGTTTTGCTGTATCTTTTGTAAAATTGTTATCCATGTATTCCATTTATTAAGCTATGTTTAAAGTATTACTAGATGTCGCTGTATTAACTCCACTAGAAGTATTTAATGCAGATGTACCTGACTTTTTCTTAGTTTTCTTTTTAAGTTTTCCATCTTGCTCGTCTGCTGTAACCAATGTTGGAGCTAAATCATCACCAATAGGTGACATATTAACTGGTGGTGGAGCAGGTTTTACTTCAGGAACTTTAGGTTTTGATAAACACATAATTATTTCTCTGTCCTCTCTTTTAAAGTATTGATAAAATTTACAACGTCACGCTGACCTGCTTTAAAATAAATAGTTTTAGTATCATCTTTTAAATCAGGAGATTTTTCAGGATAAACTTCATTAAGTAGTTTAACTAAATCATCTACGTTATTTGGTAATGTTAAATCGTCCATTGTATTCGTCTAAAAAGGGAACTTTACTCCCACAAGCTCCCTGTTACTGTACCTTTGTTATATTCTGTAGCTCTATTTTCAAAGAAATTAGCATGTTCTACACCATTTAACACCCAATCTAACCAACCTAAAGGGTTTTGTTTAACACCAAAATTAGGTTTTAATGATAGTTGTAACAGTCTTCTGTCAGCAATATATCTAATATATTGTTTAACTTCTTCTGCTTTTAATCCTCTAATACCACCCATACTGAATGCTAAATCAATAAATCTATCTTCTAATGCAACCATATCTCTAGCTGTTTGATAGATACTTGCTTTAAATTTTTCTGTCCAAATATTAGGATTTTCTTTTATTAATTGATGAAACAATTTAATCATACCATCTACGTGATGAGTCTCATCTCTAATAGACCATGTAACTATTTGACACATGCCCTTCATTCTTCCATATCTTTGGAAGTTAAGAAGCATAACAAATGATGCAAACAACTGTAAGCCTTCACCAAATGCAGAAAAACAAGCTATCTCTTTAGCTAATCCTTCTAATCCTTTACCTTTACTAGCAAATAAATACTCATGTTTATCAGCCATTTCTTTGTATTCTTGAAATGCTTTGTATTCTTTATCTGGTAATCCTATTGTATCATTAAGTAGTGAATAACTATGTGCATGATTAGCTTCACTTGTAGCAAAAGCAGACAACATCATTCTAACTTCAGGTGATTTAAACTTAGGTATATACTTATCTAAGTATGCTTGAGCTATATCTACATCACCTTGAGTAAAGAATTTAAGAATTTGTGATATAAGATTCTTTTCTTCTGCACTTAATCTTTCATTCCAGTCTCTTACATCTTCATGTAAAGGCACTTCACTAGGTAGCCAGTGCATTTTTTGTTGCATGTCGTAAGATTCAAAAGCCCATTCGTAATCAAATGGTTTGTAATGTACTCTTTCTTTAAATAAACTCATAGTTTGTTTTTTAACTCCTCTAAATATGTTTGTTCTTCTGAGTGACAACACTCATTGTTGTTTTCTTTTTCTTTAGTATGTGTCTTACATTTCTTTTTTTTAAAAATAGAATCATAATTTTTTCTATATGCGTCAGTAGGAAGATGCACACCATCTCTAATTTTATAATCTTTAAAGCCCATAAATTAATTCTATCCCTTCTATTATAATTATTATTAATAATTCTATTGCTAAGATAGTATGATATACAGTCCATAAGACAGTTTGTTTAGGTGGTTTTCTTTTCCTACGTTTACGTCTTGGTTTATCCATACCATCAAATATACTACTATCCGTCATTATCCCTCACATGCTAAACAATCTGCTTCTGGTATGATTGTTCTTTCTATTTTTTTAGATACCAATTCTGCACGTTTAATTGCTTCTGAACGACAGTAATAAAGAGTCTTTAATTTTTTCTTCCAAGCTAACATGTGTATGTCATGTAACTCTTTAATGTTTACATCAGCAGGGACAAACACATTAACTGATTGTCCTTGACAAATATATTGTTGTCTATCTGCGGCATGTTCTATTACCCATTGTTGGTTAATTTCAATCGCAGTTTTAAACGTATCTTTTTCATAATCAGATAGCTCTTTAATATGAAGCACTGAGCCTCTATTCGCAAGTATTGAAGTCCAAGTCTTATCATTATTTATCTCCTTTTTTTCTAATAATTTTTCTAAGTATTTATTCTTAACTAAAAAAGAACCTGACATAGTTTTTTGCACATAAGCATTAGCTCTGTATGGTTCTATTGATGGTGATGTTGTACCACAAATAATAGATGAAGAAGCATTAGGTGCAATAGCTAGTAAGTGTGCATTACGCATACCAGTATTTTCCATGTCTGGTGCTTCACCTCTTTTAATTGCTAATCTTTTAGATTCTTCTACAGCTTGTTCTTTTATTTTTTTAAATATTTTTAAATTTAATGACTTAGCTAAAGCAGACTCAAAAGGTATTCCTTTAGATTGTAAGTAAGCATGAAAACCCATAGCTCCTAAACCTAAACTTCTTTCACTTGCCGCACTAAATCTAGCTCTAAATAATTCGTCAGGTGCATTGTCAATAAAATGTTGTAAGACATTATCTAAAAATCTAATTAAGTCAGGCACAAACAATGTATCATTTTTCCATTCGTCATACTTTTCTAAATTTACAGAAGACAAACAACACACTGCTGTTCTATTTTCATTAGTAGGTAAAGTTATTTCAGTACATAAATTAGAATGATTAACTCTTAGTCCTAATTTCTTTTGAGGTTCAGGCAATGATTCATTAACAGTATCTATAAATGAAACATAAGGCTCACCAGTAGCAACTCTTGTCTCTAATATCTTTTGCCACAATTCTCTAGCTGATACAGTACGTACTACTTTTTTTGTATGTGGGTCTACAAGATTCCAACTATCATCATAAGTAGGTTCTTTAACACAATGGTCTATTAATTGCATAAATTCATTAGATAAATTTACACCATGATGTAAGTTTAAACATTTTCTATGCACATCACCACCACTAGGTTTACGCATCTCCATAAATTCTATAATTTCTGGGTGTGATATATCCATGTAAGCGGCATAACTACCACGTCTTGTTTTGCCTTGTGAAAAAGCTAATACTTCTGAGTCTACTACGTGAAGAAAAGGTATTGAACCTGATGATTGACTACCACCTGATGTAGCAGTACCATCACTTCTAACATCACCCCAGTAACCACCGATACCACCACCAACAGAAGCTAACCAAGCATTTTCTGTGTAATGTC